CAGCATCCGCTCAGTTTAATGTCGCAGCGCTGTATGGCTTCGGAGTCGAGATCAATTCAAATCTCGATTATGAATTGTATCAGACTTCTATCACTGTCGTCCCTCAGTTTCAGTTCGGTAAGTTCTATGTGGCTAATCAAACGACATCTCTTATAAGTGATGTTTCCACTCGTTTCTATTCCGGATTGAAACTTGGATATGAGTTTTATTCTAAAACAGATGAGTCCGGAGTAAAAGATTGGTCTCTTAATGGAACTGTTCATGGCTTGATCGGGACGGAAGGCAGTAAGCTTCCCGGTGCGGGTGTAGAGTTCAGATCTGAGCATGTGTCATTAGATTTCCAGATCAGTAAGGAGTACAAAAACAAGTCTGCTGTTCTGACTCTTTCACTCGGATATTTTTTGATGAAATAATACTCACAATAAAAATTGTGTAATTTAAATCAAAATTAAAATTTATTTTTGTATATGGCGAAGTCTAAAGATCTTGAGAAGATTATCAAAGACGCTGTTTATATTGGGATTGCTAACCCTATCAAGATTAGAAATATAGAAATTAGACAAAAGTTCAGAGACATGCGTGAAAAAGAGTTTATAAAATATGATGACGCTCTGGTTGCTCTTGCACAGGAATATTTCCTTTCAATATCAAGCATTCAGCAGATCATCACCGGATATAAAAATAAAGAGTATTAATTATGACTATAAAGGATTTAAAGCCGGAGATTAAGAGACTCTATATTGATGGCAAAGATGTTCCGGAGATTTGTAGTATGTTCCCAAAAGCGAATGACAGTACTATTTATACATGGATTCGCAAAGAGAGCTGGAAGACTCTGCGTGATCAGAAAATGAAAAGATTTATAAAATCTCCGGAGATTTTAATGGACACACTCGAAAAGATGATCACCGGACTTGATGAAAAAATACAAGACCCTGATGCAGTTTCTAAAGCTGCTGACTCGATCGTTAAAATTGTAAAATCCATAAAGACACTTTCAAAAGACAAGGACCGTCTTGGAAGTGTCTTATTTGTTACGGGTGAACTTGGTAAGCATATGAATGATCAGGACAACGGATATATTTTCGATGAAGAGTTCAGGACTAAGTTTGACAAGCTTCTTGAAAGTTTCCAATCAAAAATGATTTTAAAATTTTCCGAAAAAAACTTCTCTTAAGCATTGACAAACGATAAAGATTTTATAAAACAGTTCGAAGAGCTCCGAAGTTGGATCAGGAATTCTGTCGACGTTTTTAAAGATGACTCTCCGGAGTCTAAGGAAATCCGTTTGGCTAAAGCTGAGAAAGATAAAATCTATTTTGCTAAAACTTACTTCCCGCATTATTGTGAAGATGAGTTTGCGGAAATTCATAAAGAAATGTTTGATCTCTCAGATACTTGTATGACACCGGTTGTCATCGCAGGAGCCAGAGAGCTTGCTAAGTCTACTATAATAAGCTTCTTCGACGAGATGCATAAAACCTGTTTCAAGAAAAATAAATTCACAGTATTTATTTGCGATACTCAGGAGACTGCAGCGTCAGAGTTCCTGCTCCCGATCAGAGCAGAGCTGGAAGAGAATCCCAGACTATTAAATGACTTCGGTGAACAAAAAACCTCCCTTAATAAAATGGATGATTTTGTTACAAGATCCGGAAAAAGATTCTTAGCTCTCGGTCCTAAAATGGGCGCAAAAGGAAAGAAGCACAAATCTTCAAGACCGGACAGAATAATTATAGAAGACTTTGAAAATCAAAATTCACCTAAGAAAAAATCTATTCTTAAACGCCGTTTAAAGTTCATTTTAACAGACCTTATGAAGTCTGTAAATTCTAAAAAATGGCAGGTCATATTCATAGGAAATTATTTCAGCAAAAAAACTGTCATTCATATTCTCCTCACTGATGATAAATTTAAGCATTGGATCAGAAAAATATATCCGGCTTTAATAGAAGTAAAAGGAAAGTTTAAATCGGCATGGGAGTCGAGACTTCCGCTTATGCAGTTGCTTGAAGAGCAAAAAGAAGATCCTATTACTTTCCGGACAGAAAGAATGCAGAAGCCCGATGACGAAGAGGCAGTATTTAAAGAGGAATGGTTTCAGACATTTGAATATAAAGATATTGCAGATCTTGACTTGCCTGTTGTCACTTACAAAGATCCGTCAGCTCTCAAAGGTGAAGAACATTGCTACAAAGCGATCATAGTGCTGGCTGTTGATAAAAGCAATGCGACTTATTATGTAATAAACGCCTGGATAAAAAAAGTAAGTAAATGGGCTGGAGTGAATAAGCACTTTGACTTATCCGAGCAATACAAATCGGTTGTTGATGCAGTCGAATCAAATGGCTATCAAGCCACACTAAGAGAAGATTATGAGCTGCTTGAGGCAAAGAGAGGCAAACGTTTGAATTTAAAAATGATTTCGAACCGGCTTCCGAAGGATGTAAGAGTCACAAGACTTTCTTCTCTCATCGAAAGAGGGTACATAAAATTTATAAAAAACAGCACTGATCAGAATGAGTTACTGGACGAGCTTATGGACTTCCCTGACGGCGAATATGTCGACGGTCCTGATGCGCTCGCCGGTGCTGTAGAAGTCGCTGACCAATATATTTTAAAGAAAAAAAATAAAGTTTCTGCAAGCATACTTGATTAATATGGATAAGATGAATAATACAATGATAATTATGAATAATAAAAACGAAAGGACAACGTATGAAAACGCCCATCAGCTATTATGGAGGCAAGCAGCTTTTAGCTCCGACAATTGTAAAACTATTTCCAAAGCATAATCTTTACTGCGAGCCATTCTTTGGCGGAGGTGCAGTGTTCTTTATCAAAGAGCCAAGTCCTGTAGAAGTTATAAATGATCACGATGAAAGAGTCATCAACTTTTACAGAATTTGTAAATCACATTTTGAAGCGCTCAAAGGTTTAATTGAGCAGACTCCTCATTCGAGGAAGTTGCATGAAGAGGCGGAATTTGTTTTAAAGAATCCGGAATTGTACAGCAATCTTAAAAAAGCTTGGGCATTCTGGGTTCAGACAAATGTAAGCTTCGGGTCCTGTATGTTTGCAGGATTCGGATACGGTAGGAAGAAGAACTCATCTGAAAAGAAACTTATGAATAAGCGATATGCTTTTACAGATGAATATCAGAAAAGACTTGATTGTGTTCAGATAGAATGTAGGGACGCGGTGAAAGTGATTAAATCAAGGGATTCGGATGAGTCTTTTTTCTATTGTGATCCTCCATATTTCAATGCAGTTATGGGTCACTATGACGGATATACAAGAGAGCATTTTGAAGAACTTTTAAAAGCTCTGAGTAATATTAAAGGGAAGTTTCTCTTATCCAGTTATGACTCAGGGATATTAAAAGAATTTACAAAGCTTAATAATTGGGATTCAATAAGAAAGGAGATGAATTTGTGTATGTCGAATAAAGGTGATAAAAAGAAAATTGAAATGCTGACTGCTAATTTTAATATAAAATAATGGCAAAGAAAAATAATTCAAAAGCAGACATAGTTATCCCGGTTAAAAAGACAGGGAAAGTAAGTTGCGAGTTTATCAATATTGATTTCGGAGTTAAGAAAAAATCTGAATTAAAAAAATCTTCATCAGCCGGCGGTACTCCCGAAGGTAAGAACTCGTCATATTTGACGCCACCTGTTAACCCTGAAATCATAGCGAATTTTTACGAGCAAAATCCGTTCCACATGAGAGCGATTTTATTTAAAGCTCTGTGTGTTGCAGGAGTCGGATACGACATCCTTCCTGTAGATACATCTCTTGAAAATTATGATAATGACATAGAGTTCAATAAACTGAAATCGTTTATTGAAATGCCGAATGAGCAAGGCGAGGTATTTGAGGATATTTTATGCTCCTGGTACGCCGAAAGGTTCAACTACGGACACGGATACTTAGAGGTTGTCTCCAATAAAAAAAATGAACTTGCGGAAATTTACAATCTTCGGGCTCTGAATTGTTTTCCAAAGCTGTATTCTAATAAGCTTTATTACATACAAAAAAATACTGATAAAGATGTATGGTTCGTGCCTTTCAATTCCGGCTATGAAGCGCCGCGTGCGAGCAAACAAGACCTGACAAATGAAGTGTTTGTTATAAGAAATTATAATTTAAGAACTAAATATTATGGCTTCCCGGAGTGGTATTCTGCTACTGCTGATCTCGTCCTGGACAGATCAGTTATTGAATGCAGAATTAGAGAATTCGATAATAATCTTATGATTCAGTTCATGATTATTTGTGAAGGCGGGGAGCTGGACTCAGATGCTCTCACCATGATTAAAGATTTTCTTGCGTCGAATTATAAAGGAGTCTCTAATGCCGGTAAAGTCCTTTATATGAATTCAGACAATCCGGATGTTAAGATCAGAATTGAAAGGATAGACCGGGATATTAAGGAGACAAGTTATTTAAAAACGAGAGAGCAGAACAGAGACTTTATCCTTGCAGCTCACGGAGTCGCATCAATACTTCTCGGTGCTAAAGTACAGGGACAGCTCGGCGGTACTACAGAAATAAAAGATCTCTTTAAGATTTTTAATGAAACAATTATTAAACCTGAAAAGAGAACTTTGAAAGCCAAACTTAAAGTCTTATTTAAAAAGCTTGGTATCACTAAATTTTATCTTGAGCCAAAAGAACTGACTATTGATACTTTAAAAGAAATGGTTGACTATGTAACGAAGATGAAAGATGCAGATATTATTGACAAGAATGAAGCAAGAACAGAATTCAACTACGAACCGGTGGAAGATAATTCCGCAGATCCGACTGTCGCAAAAATATATGAACTTTCTAAAGAAGTAAGCAAACTAAGGAAGCAGATTCTTGCATAATTTGGTTAATCATAAAATGGCTGTCAGATTTCTTGATGAGATTGATCAGGATCTGACAGCTATTCTCATTGAGAAGGATGAGAAACTTCGATTGAAGCTGTTAAGAAAATTAACAGAAGCTCTTGTCACTTCTTTTGACGATCAGCGAAAGGAAGCTATCAGTAAAGCTATTGATTATCTGCTGCAAGTCGACAAAGAAAAATTCACAAAAGCAGATGCTAAAAAGATTGATGCAATACTGACTCAGTCTCTCGGTCAGGATCTCCATAATGTCCTTGAGAAAAATATAACTGATCTCTCTGACAAGCTGTTCAGATCGGGTATTGCTGATGTCTCACGGTCCTTAAAAATGAAGTTGTCTTTCGACTTGATAGATTCACAGGCGGCTTCAATACTTGGTAAACACACGATGTTTTGGATATTAAACTACTATTCAGACCAGCTTCAAATTGAGATTAATGACATTTTAAAAGGTTATTACGATGAAGGTAAACTGATCGGAGAGGTAGCCAGTGACTTCGCTACAAAATTCGTTGATAAGTCAGACAAAGGATTTGCCTATTTCGAAGGATTGGCTGAGCATACGACTTACCGTATCAGCGAACTCGGTAAAATCTCGGGATTTGAAAAAGCAGGAATTGAGTATTATGAGATAAAAGCTACGATTGATGAACGAACCAGCGAGATATGCCAGCTCATGGACGGCACGATATTCCCGGTGTCTGAAGCTATTAAATTCAGAGATGAAATATTGAATTTAAAAAGCCCTGATGATATAAAGAAATTTGCACCCTGGCAGACAGCAGATGCCGTTTTAGAATATAAGAAAAATGGCTTTCCGGTCGGCATGGCATTGCCACCATATCACTGGAGATGCCGGACTATTACGATAGCTTATTTTAGCTGATCTCATCACTCAGATTGAATAACCATTCAAGATCAGCTTCATTTAGAGTCTTCAATCTTTTTTTCATATCAGCCAATTTAGCTGATACATCGAAACTCTGAGATTTCTTAAAGCACTTTGTTATGATGCTTCTGATTTCGCTGTCTATGTCGTTTATGTTTTTCATAATATTTTGTTTAATTTTTAGGTCACAAACCTAAGACAACTGTTCTTCAAAGTCAAGCCCGATAGATAAATTTATG